CTAAAGTATTATTATTTGCTTTATTAGAGTTTTCCTCATTTGAGGATTGTAATAAGGCAAAAGAGATACTTGCACCACTTGGTCACCATAATCTTATCTACGAATGCCAATGGCATAATCACTCAGACGTATTTTATTTTACTCATGCGTCTAAACATGAATTTTATTCACGAATGCCTCTCCGTAGACCGGATAGGCTCTACTATTATCCAACCAACGCAAAATAGGAGTTTGCAATGAAAACAATACAAGAGAAAATAAATAGTAAAATAGGTGAAGGCACTAATTGGGACTTAGATTATGGAAAGCTAATAATTATAGGATTATGTATTTATATAGCTTTTATTAAATGATTATTTAACTATTTTAAAACCTTTAGATTTAAGAGTCATAGTAAATAATTCTTTAAGCGGTCTAACATTAGTTCCCTCTCGATTTACTAATCTTTTAGCACCGGAATTACGAGGTTCATTAAGCCAATCTTTCCACATTTTATTAGCTTTATATCTAGTTATATTAGGCATATCTTATATTCCTTCCTTTTTAATAAATAACTCTAAATACTTGATTCTGCAATAAAAAAGCCACTTGCGTGGCTTTTCTAATATAAGGGAGAATGAAATATGCTAAACAAATTTCCATTTTTATCTTGAGGTTGTAATTACAAGAATATAACGATTATAACACAGATGATTAATAACAGACTCCCAAATATTTCCCATATTCCCATTAAAACATTCTCATCGGCGCAGTCTCTTTAATGTCAAAATCCTCACTCGATCCTAGCATTCCTACAGTTACCGGCGCAGTGCCATACATTTTATTGCCAACTCGAGTTATAGACTCCCATGCTTTTTTATCAGACATATTTAATACTCTTTCTACATATTCTGGATCTCTAGATAGTGCAAAACGAGTTAAATCTAATAATTCATTAGTTGTTATTTTCCCACCAAACTTCTTTTTTAATCCGGTTAATTTAGTAAATAATGTCCTTACCGGCGCGCCCATTGTTGCCGTATCAATTACCGCCTCAGTTATATCGCTACTTAATCTATTACCGGCACTTAAAAATTCACCGCCCTTTAATCTTTTAGCGGTTGCCGAATTACTTAATATAGCACCGGAAACTCTTCGAGACTCTAATGCTCTTTTTGCTAATGTCATAGTGGCGGTAATATCTGCGTCTGGAAATAAAGCCTCGTAAATTAATCTCTCACTTGATTGCGCCTCGCCACTTTTCTGGGTTTTGCCCATTTTAGCTAAAAACTTATCTAGCTCTGTTAAATCACTACCGGCAGATGATTGCGCCTTATAAAACATATTGTTTATTCTATTCATTACACCTAATTTTAAATAATTAAGTGCCTTATCGTTACCGGAGTCTATAACATCTTGAATAGTATTCATTGTTTTTTCTATATCTGTATTTCCGGATGAAAATAACTTTCTACCAATTTCATACTGTTCTAATGCAAACTTATCATCGGCGGTGCTTTTTCTAACTCCCCCAATTGTTAGGTCTATTTTATCTTTTTTAGATGCCTCTTCAGATGCATCGTCTATTTTAGCTCTTAATGATTTCTCTATATCGTTAAAAACATTAGCGTCATCTGTATCAAATGCGTCGGATTGATTTTTAAATATTTTAGTGGCTCTTTTTGCCATCGCTCTTCGCATTATTTCCATAGCCTCTAAACTAGGTGGCTCTAAAAATTCTATTTCACCCTTTTCACCTATTTTAAAAAATTCATTAACTTTTCTATAGCCATCTTCATTTTCATAAAGTTTATTACGTTTAATTTTACCTAATAATATCTGAGCCATGTCTGAATCATTTTTAAGAATATGATGCACCGCATTAGTTAAATCCTGCGGTGGAACATTTCCGTTTTTAGTCCAAGTTGTAAAAATTTTACTATATTGGTCTTTTTGGTTTTGCCCTATTTCCTTTTTTATATCGTTAAAATATTTATCGATATTAGTTAGAGGAGTTGTATTAGGTGCTAATTCACCTTGTAACCTTGATTTAATTTTAGAGGTGCTTAATAACTCGTCCCCCTCTAGTAATGATTTGACTAGTTTCATAACTGCCGGATTACTGTTCGCTATATTATCAATCATATCCGTTAAATCCTTACTAGCCTCAACTGGACTTAACCCATCCTTTTTCATGGTTCTTATAACATCCACAATCGCTTGGTCTGGTGTAACTCCATCCCTTTTAATTGCGTCTACTAACATTTCAGTAGCTCTGTTGCTTAAACTATCTCCGAATGTTCTTTTTAGAAAATCCATGACCGGCGGTGCAACTCTATTACCAACTCCACCTATAGACCATCCTAAAATGCCCATCATCGAGCCGTCCCGCAGTGCCTCTACATAATTAAATTTATCTTGCCCCATTAAATTTAATGACTCGGCGGTGACTCCTAATCCGGTAGCAGTTCCCCAAGCCTTCCATGATTTAACTCCTTCTTTTAGAGCATTAGCTATTCTAATTTGTCCGCCATATGGGACAATCGCAGGTGCTACCAAACCGCCGGCTTGCCCAACTGTATATCCTACCGGATATCCTATTGAGGCATCCTCGCTTTTTTGTTGCGACTCTGCTTTAGCGTCCGCTCCTTTTTGGGATGAAAATTTTCTCCATATAGTTGGATTTAAAATTCCACTAAACCCATTTTGTTTATAAAATTCGTTTAAGTTAGTAAAAGTGCCGACCATATCATCTACGTTGTCAAAAGTTAGCATATCTCCAAAGCCACGACTCATAGCATATGGTAGACCCATTTCTTCTTTTATGTTTCCTTTCCTATTTTCAAGATCCATTTGCTCTTGAGCTTGTTTTTGTAAATTTTCTATAACACTGTCGAGAACTTCACCCATTTTTTAACTCCTAATCTCTTAATCCTAATTCTCTTAATATTGCTCGTTTCTGTGGTGAACTTAATCCATTCCATGATTTCGCTATATCTTCAGCGGATAATGTATTGTTAGGCGCATTTAAAACAGATTTAATATATTCATCCGGCGCAGGTGTATCAGTTAAATCTTTAAAAGGTGTAAAGGAAAACTCTTCACCTTTTGGCACTTCTACACCTTCTACATTAGTCCAAGCGGTTCGCCAGTCCTGTCCTTCTGGTACAATATTTCTATAAATAAATGGGTCATCACCTTGTTTAACTCCGAATGCTTGACCCTGCCGATAAAATCCATCTAATAGATTCACCGCCTCTTCAGAATATCTTTTATAATTTTCCATTGTTAAGTTAGCTATTTGCCTTCTAATATTATCCGGCAAAAAACCTTTTTCTTTTGGTGCTTCAGCACTTGGATCGTCTTTATTTTTGTTAAATATATCAATTTCTCTAGCTATTATTTTCATCATACTTGATGTAAAACCACCTGCACCGGCTATGGCATCAGCCTCTTTGTTATTAACCGCTGATCGTGGGTCTAGTAGTTTTGCATACTCAGTAACAAGTGTATAATCCGAAATACCACCGCCCTCTTCAAAAGCACTCATAATTTTTCTATAAGCATCTCGTCTTTGTTCGTAACCTTCTAGTCTATCTCCGGCTTGTTTGCTTAAATTCATAATGGCACTTATATTTTCTTTAGAATATGCGCTTGGGTCTGTGTTCGCTAATTCGATTAAATCATCTGCGTCCATAGTCCCGACTAAAGGTATTAAATCGGCTCTGCCATTTTTCTTTAAATATTCAACTGTTTTATTATTATTATCTCTAAATAATCCTAATTCAGTATCAGCCTTCCTTTGCTCTGTTAAACCCATCGCCAAATTTTGGTCTGGTTTTAGACGCATAGAATTAAATGCTAAAGCCATATCATTAAATAATCCGGCTCTATCTAATGACCTATCTTGTTTTCCTTGATTATCGCTAAATAAATCGCTTAGTGATCCCATTAAGGTTTTCCGAGGTGCATTTACAAAATTCATTAAATCCATCGGGTTTATATTTTTATCTTTCATCATTTTATAATATCCAGCTCCTAAATTTTTTCCGGTTAGTAATTCTGCGAATTTCATTCGTTGACCCATAGAGTTAAAATATGACCTCTCTTCCTCTGGAGTTAATTCACTCTCATAGCCTCTAGGTCTAGAGCGAAAAAATGCTTTTTCTAATCCCTGCACAATATCCGGCATAGTCATACCTTGATTTGCGTAATAACGATTTAATAATTCGTTATGCCTTTGAATGGATAAAGTATCAGCATAAGGACTATTATTAGTTAATTCTTGTTGAAAGAACTTTTGTTGAACTACAAACTCTGGTGTATTAGCCGGCAATGTTTTCCTAAAAGTATTTAAATTATCCTGCCTGCCACCGAGCCACTGACTTATACCATAAGCACCGCCACTTGGATTCCTCGCAAATGGATCGAGTAAATTACCACTTTCAGCCATTTTATTGGCGGTGTAACCAACGGCAAACTCATAAGGCATATTCATTTCCTCCATTAAGAAGGCTATGTTATTCGTTACGTTTTGTGCCGGTACATATGCCATTAAAACATTTTTACTCCTGCCCTATTTAAGCCACCGAGACTCGTGGCTAATAAAGTCATATAGTCAAACAGTCCGTGTGTTTGTGATTGAGTGGTTGAGCCTTGACTTGGGACTATGCCTAATGCGGATAATAGAGTTGATAAGTTTTGCGTCCCTTGATTAGTAAATCCGCTGAACATTTGTTGGGCTTGGTTTGCCAAGTTTTGTTGCATCATTTGGTCTTGAACTGATCTCTGGTATTCTTGATTGTCTAGATTTTGACCCATCCCAAATCCTAAATTAGCTAACTGACTCATCGCTCCTGCACCGGCTAATTGATTTTGAGCATTCTGAAATCCTACTTGGTTTCCGGTATTAAATTGGTTTAGAGCTTGGTTATAATTAGCCATATTTAAATTAGATGCTAAGTCACTTGCTTGTTTGCCAAATGCCTCATTTGTAAGTGAGTCACTCACCCCATGTCGGCTACCTCCGTATGCGCCAGAACTCATAGCATTTGCTTGACCACCGGCTATTGCCTTTTGCCTCGCCGTTTCTAAATTAGCTAATGAGTTATCTATTACTTGAGATGTAAATGGATTCATGTATTGGCTTAAAGCATCTTGCGAAAATTGAGTGGGTTGGTATGCCATCGAGTTTTGTATGCCCTTTTGAGCATCCGTCATCCCACCGGCGACTTGATTATATATATTATTTCCTGCGGTTGCCATTTACGTCTCCTTATCCAAAAAAGTAATCAATTAATGATTTAGGTTTTTTATCTGGTTCTAAATCCCCCATAGCATCATATGTTTCAGTGTCTTTCTCATTTCTATTAGGATTAAAATAATCCAATAAGTCCATTCCGGTATGTTCCGGTGCTGACCAATTATCGTCACTTCCGGTATTCCTTACTGTGCTTTGCGGGTCTAAATTAACTGTGCTTTGTGGGTCTAAACTAACCGGTGTGGCAGAGGTATCTCCTGCGGTTAAGGGCATACCGCTAACCGGATTAATCGTACCTTGTGGTGCAGTTTGAGCCACAATACGAGCGTACTGATCTGGGTTTTGTTGCTTAAATCTTTCTAAAGCATCCGCATAAACGTCATAGGCTCTATATCCTCTCATCCCACCCATTTCTGTGGGTTCTGGTAATGCGCTTTTATATTGTGGTAAACCAAATGCACTTCGAGCCATATTTAAACTTGCGTCTCTATTTTCACTTGGTGCTATCGATGTAACTCCCATGTAAGGCGCGTATGGTAGATTTAATCCTTTAGCTTTTTCTAGAGCTAATTTAATTTCATCTTCCTGCCATTTAGGTATTTTAACTTCTGTTGTTTGTGATGATCCGCCCTTAGACATTTAAATCTCCTTGTATAATGTAGTGTATGCGTGTTTCCAATTTTCTTTTTTTAATGGTTTTTGCCATCCGGCTCGTCCACTAACAGTCAACTCTGAACATCCGCACGCTTTTGCCCAAGTTATAACGGACTCGTGCATCCCCATAATTTCTTCTAAATCGCCTGCTCCTAAAAATACGTGGCAAACTTTTTTCTGAGGATATTCAAGAATTTCGGTAATAAGGCAGGACTTATCTGCGTCCCAGAGTTGGTATTGCCTTTTCTCAATTCCTCGAAATATATCATCCGTAGTATGTGTCCCATTTGCGTACTCCAATGCCTGCTCTATTAATTTTTTACATTTATTTAAATCTATCATATTTGCGTCACCACTATACTTCCCGCGTTAGATACTGTTATTGAATATCGGTTGCCATTTGGACTTGATAAAATAAGCCTCTCCGGTAAAGCTATTTCAACGTCCTGCCTCTTTTTTCTATTCATTAAATCTTCCGCCTCAATCTCCCTATTACGTTCTATTTCTTGACCTACATCGTACTCATCTGGCGGTAAACTTAATCTCATCGAGTGCCTCCATTCATTGTATTAAGACGCATAATACCGACCCTCCAGTCGCCGGATACGTTATTAACTTTCATTCTTATTTCCCTGCCTTGAAAACGTACTGAAGTTGGATTGGTTAATGTAAAAGTACCTTGATCGGTTTCCGTTCCATTAGGATATAATCTAGTCTTAAATGTTGCGGTTACTTGACCCTGTGTACGCTCATCCGGTATTAATTTATTAACTTTCATTAACCGGTCACCATTCCCTAATTGTATAGCACCAGTTTCTGCATAAGGTACATTTCCGTCTCTAGACTCTCCCACCTCGTGTTCTAACAACATATATTGATTAGGTGTTAAAAATTCTTTATTTCTTGTTAATATCTGTAAATTGTTATCCGTTCCGGTTGGATGGCTATTCCCTGCGGAGTCAGTTACAAACTCTATTAACGCATCTTTAATAAAAGTACCGGTGGTTATTTCCGCATCTATTACAGTATTACTATCAACACCAGATGTTGTAATTCCATTATAACTATTTTTTATTTCAGCTTTACTATAACCGGTGCTATAACTTTCTAATCCAACTCCTAAATCATAATTTGGTTGAGTTGCACTCGCGTCCCTAGTTAATTCTATATTAGTAACTTTAGTCCATGTAGTAGTAGTATAAAAAGTGCCGTTAGCATTAATAGTATATGAGTCTGTAGCTGAAACTCCGTTAGCATCTAATCCGGTAATAGTTAAAATATAAGTTGCTAAATTATTAGCATTCCCAATATTTTGCACTCTATATAATAATCTTTGTATTGGAAAAATTACTGTTTCATATTCTGTACTAGAGCCATTCTCAAGTTTAGCTAAAAATCCTAAACTACTTGCATTAACATTATTAGTACCGGTACTCATTAAACTTTTTGTCAAAACACCGGTAGTAAATGTTCCGCTGCCATTCAATCCACTTATGTCGTGCCGTTGCCTTACAAATTCACCTACGTCATCGCAAGCAGGGTCTTTATCTGATGCAGTGCCGTTAAATGTAACCGGTATAGTAAATCTTCCTCTGCCTATATTACTTGTATGAAATTCAGATGAGGCGTGTATTGGAAACTCAAATGTGCCGGAATCTATACCGGTTGTTCTACCTATTTGTCCTATAGACCAAGTATTGTTTTTGTAATTCCAAGCTACATATCTATCGTTTTCTGTAGCCACCGGATAATACCAAATTATCTCATCATATTTAGAATTTGCTACGGCGCAGACTTTTGATTTTTGAGCCATATTTATTTCGCCGTATACATGGTCTGCTACATCGCATTTTAGCTCTTGGACTCGACCACCGCTATAAATGTGAAAACCGGAGTCGCCCATCCATACTACACCTATATCTATAGATACTGAGGCTTGCTTAGAAAATATACCGCATTTAGAACCGACTCTCTGTATAGAGTGGACAAATGGCAAGCCTATATATGTTGAGGTATGAGCATCCTCATCCGTTAATATTATAATACCGCCTTTAATTTTTTCCGCAGTTTTAATACTTCCTTGAGTTTCTAGAGTTATGTTACCGGCTTGATTAGTTGCGGTGGAAGTCCATACATTATTATTTTCTTGGTCACTCCAATATACTGTCCTTGTTTGAAATGCGAATAAAAATCGCTCATCGCTGACTATCGTAGCTACTACAGATGTAGGTGCGTTACTTAATAAAGACGCAGGATTTGAGGTATTTAAAACCCATTCATAAATTTTTCCGTCGTCTTTAGTATTAGCTATTAAATTTTGACCCCATGCATTTAAAGACCATGATGTAGCATCTTCTAAAACAGATGAGGTTGAAATCGGCGGTGCGTTGTATATGCCTTGTCCGTAAAAGCCTGCTCCATATCCGGTCATCCCACTCGCGTCAACTCTACCACTCGTAAAACCAGTCGGTGTAATATCAAATATAGAGTCATTAGGTAAAACTACAAATAAATTTTTATAATCGCCGGTAGCTAAATATCGAGAGCCGGTGTTACTTTTCCACCCTAGTAAACCTCTTAATGGATATGCAAAACCTCTTCCAGATTTAGCTCTCCATCCTTTAACCGGTTGTAATGAGTCATCGTGCCATCTAACAAGATTAGAGTCCGCCCATCTACCGGTGGCTTGCAAATCCGTTCCGTTTTTATAAACTCCGGCAGGGATGTTTAGAGGTAATAAAGCCATTAGTTAAACTTCCATGCTCTTACTAATAATTGCCATTTTCCTACTGCTTGCCCATTTGTATATGCTCCTTGTGAAGTAGTTTTATTCGGTAAATAATAATAACCAGTTGCCCCATGAAAAATTCTTACATTTGATGTTGATGTAGAAACAGTAAAAGCCACACTATTAGTTTCTGCCCAATGGTCATGTGATAAAACTATATCTCCTACCGAATAACCTAAATCAGCACTTGTGCATTTGTAAGATATTGAAACTGCATCTGGATGATCACCTAATCCATGTGACCAATCTGAGTAAGAATTTGCACTTGGTGTAATAGTAGTTTCATTAAAGCTTGGTTTTCTTGTGTTTATTGCTGCATCAGTAATACTTGATGTCCAATAGCTACTTAATGTTGTTGTAGTGACGTAATTTTGTGAAGTTACCCAAGATTCAGTAGCATATCCACTTAAATTACTACCACTATCATCCGTTCCCCATTCTAGTGCAGTTCCTCCACTATTCATTTTTAAAATTTGATTTGCAGAACCTAATGATGATGGAGTGTCACTTAAATCTACTATGGATGGTGTTGCAAATTCAGTTGCGCTACCTCCAGAGTTTACTCTTAATACTTGTTTTGCCGTTCCTAGACTCGAGGGAGTATCCGTTAGTGTGGTTGATGTTATAGTTGTTGGGATAGTGTCCGATACAGTTTTAATTGTGGTATCTATTGTATCTAGTCCAGTGTTTATCGTAGTTCCCCAAGTATTCTCACTCGCTCCGACATCCGGTTTAGTTATATTGTAGTTAGTCGTATTCGCCATAAATATCTCCTATGATGCTAACTGAAATGGCATATCTTCTGTCCATGTTTCTGAAGGTTTATTGATATTTGTCCAAGTTTCATTTTGGGTTGTTGCATTACTCCAACTATTGTTTGGGATAGTTACAACATTCCAAGTTTTTGTTGGTTTAGAAATAGCTGACCAAGTTTCTGATATTTGTCCAATTTCTTCCCAAAAATATCTAACATTTACATTTAAATCTGATTGGAAAGATGCTTGTGTTGTTGTCTTTTGAATTCTTGTAAGTGTAGCATTTAAGCTAGAAGTGGATGCAAGTGTGCTTGTGCCTGCAAATTTACCACTTGCATTTGCAACTACATTTGATTGAGCTACTAAATTTGTGGAAACACTTCTAGCTCTTAACACATTTATTGTTGATGTGCTTTGAGATACTAATGATACATTTGTAGGTCTTATTCTTTCAACATCAATTTGCAATGTGGTAGCATCTGCTAATGCTGAATTGATATTTGCTACAATATTTGAAGTAATTTGAGCAACACTTTGAGCCACTATTGGAATAGTAATTCCTCTAGTTCTAAAAGCATTAATAGATGATGAAAGTGAACCTTGTGCTGACCCTACAACTGTTCTAACTCTAATTACACTAACTTGTGCTTGCGTTGAACTTGTAGCTGAAACTGTAGCTTGTTTTAAAAATCCAGTTGCAATGATTAATGAAGAACTTGATGATGCACTTATAGTAGCATTCGCAATTAAAATTGCATTTGCACCTAAAATGGACGCATCAAAAAGATTTGCATTCGCAATTCTTCTTCTACCACCAACAACCGAAAGTGATGATGTTGAAGTCGCAGAAATAGAGCCAGAAGTTTTTAATTGTGATGCTAAGACAGAAACAGAAGATTGAGCCACCATTGCAACTGTTGCATTAACAATCGTTACTGGTGAAAAGCTTTCGCTAAATGCTCTTTCTGAAAATGTAAAATGTGAAAACATATTTTAATCAGGTTTTGTAGGAAAAATTGGATTATTTAAATCACCAGACGTAATATCTCGTAATAATTGGCGATAAACTCTCCAACTTGTAGCATCTTCATTATTGTCTATTTTTTTATTTATTTGCCAATCGGCTTCTTCAAGTAATGGCTCTCTCCTTGATCTTAAAGAACCTTTAATTCTTTCATCATTACGATTGGCATCTTCAATTTGTAGTTCATTATATTCAGTATATTCTTCAGCAGTTAATTCTATCATTTCGTTATCTACACATTTATAAAGCTTATCCATAATTTGCTCCATATAAATGAACTTTTGCACCTGCTCTTATATTACCAGAAGAAAAATATATCCTAACCCTATTAATTTTATTGTAGCTTGTACCTTCACACCACATATTTTTATAAGCATACATATAGCCCATAATGTAGTTTGCTGAAGAATAGTAATTCAATTGACCAACTAGATCTATTCTAGGATATAAATTAGTTACGAAATTTCGAGCATTTGTTAATCTCCAAGTAGCATTATAACCTTTATAGGTAGTTAAATTATCAACCCTTAAATTGTTATTGGCATACCCACCACAAATTGACCACATTGATCTACTAGTAGTAGAGGATAAATAACCAACTTCCCAAGTATCACTACCAGTTTGTCCTAGGAAATAAGTCATTTGTCTATAGCCAGAACTTACTAATGAATAAGAACCATATGCACCATACGTATGTAATCTCATCAACAATGATGCGTCTACTGTGGGGACTACATTTTCCATAACAAGATAATAGACTTCATAATTATCATTTATGGTAGCATTGTCACCAATATTCAAATAACTTGCATCTGATGAATTTGTGTATGTAGCTAAAAATTTAGGAACAATTTCAGCAACACCTATAATATTAATTGTTTTAGTAGTACCAGTTCCTGATGCCGTAACTCCATCACCAGTAAAATCAAGTGTGTCTACTGGAGTGCTTAAAGATGTTCCTTCATTTTTTACTGTAACTGATCCACCACCACTCCCAGCATTTGCATCCACATAAGCTTTGATGCTTTCGGAACTAGCAAGTTTTGTAGCACTCGCACTTGCAAAAGCATCATCATCTTGAACGGCAGTTCCAGAAACTGAAGTGTTGAGAACTGGATCAATTAATTGTACATCTTCTCTTTTGGCTAAATTTCTTGTTTTATTGGTCATTCTGGCTCACTTGGTATTGTTACATTTGGAAAATCTGAATGTTGTGGCAAATCTCTTAATTCTTGTCGCCACGATTTATATTTATCTTTTGTGGCTTGAGGAACATCATCAATCTGTGTCCAATCTGTTTCAGCAAGCAATGTATTGCGTTTTCCTCTTACAACATTAGCTTTATTTATGTCAGTTGAACCACCAGACTTGTTCCTATTATTCCATTCATCTGCAATAGCTTGTTTTTCAGATTGAGTAAGAACTTTATCAGAAGAATCCCCTATATCACTCCATGTATAATCAGTTTTATTTGTCATCCAGATAATGCCCTTCTTGAAACTTTAACTGTGCCATCCATGTTACCAGTATTAAGGTTGAATTTGACGTATTTAATTTCAACATTTGTGAAAGCAATTACTGATGATTGAAATAATTCTTTATCATTACCATTTCTATGCTTACCCCATAAAGCTGGTCTGCGATTTGTAGAAGTTATTCCAGTTGATTGATGGAAATAATATCTGCCAACAAAAGGATGCATATAAGTGTCAGAACTATCTACATCATAATAAGAAAAATTTAATTCATTACCAGTTGTATGGTTATTGGATAAAGTACTGCCAGACCCAGAAAACATAGTTGTATTACAAGCTAATCCACCTGCACCAGAGTAACTTCCAGATGCCGGTGCAAATGCAAGATTTAAAGGGGAGTCGGCAGTAGTAGCTAAAATACAAAGATCAATAATATACAAATAATCTTTTACTGTATTGATAACTGCTGAAGAAGTGTTATTCAAAGTGATGGATTGCATTAGTTCATGTCCATCTCCACCCCCTGCACTCCAACTAAGCGTCCCAGACCCATTTGTTTGTAAAAATTCACCACTTGAGCCATCTTCGGGTAAAATGTAATCTGTACTTCCACTAAGAGTAGCAGGGGCATTTATAGAAATGTGGTCTGACACATTTGGTGCTTGAAGTTCAATTCTGCCTGTCTCTGAACCACCTTCACAAAGAATTTTCTTTGCAGTAATTTTATCTGTTAATGTTAAATCACCATTACCAAAAACTTTAAAAACTTCAGTTCCTGCACTATTTATTATTCCAAAAACTGGATGTGCAGTATTACCACGATAACTACGCATATACAAAGCAGATGCGTGTTCATAAATTTTTACAGTATCTTGCGCCACAGACGATGGTAAAGTAGAAGTAGTTTCAAATGTTAAAATATCAGTATTACCACCACCCCCACCAGAAGGTGTGTCCCAACTTAATACTCCACTTCCATCAGTTTTTAAATACTCTCCACTCGACCCATCACTTGAAGGTAGTGTAAGTGTAACATTTCCAGAATAAGAACTATGGGCAGGAGATTTAAGAGCCACATAATGAGCATTGGAACTTTCACAATAAAAACGAACTTCTGCTACTGAACCAGAACCGGTTTTAATTTCTAAAAGACCATCACTTGCTACAATCCCACCAGAAGTGCCATTTCCATCTAAATGAACTTTTCCAGTTCCATTTGGTAAAATCTCGATATTAGCATTAGATGTTGAAACAATATCATTTCCACCGATGTCTAAATTCCCACCAAGCGATGGACTAGAATCTTCAGAAACATTACTTAAAGTTCCAAATGTACTTAAATCACTAGTCAAAGCTATTGTACCAGTTCCACTTGGAACAGTATGTGTATTTATTGTTCCTAAATTTGTTATGTTATTATTCTGTGCATCCAAAGATCCACCAAGTTGCGGACTAGAATCTTCTACAACATTTGATAAATTTCCTACTCCAGTTGAAATCCAAGCATAATCACTTCCGTTCCAAGATAAAACTTCTCCACTAGATGCAGAACTTTGATTTAAATGAGTATTGACATCTGCATCTGCATAACCAGAGCCACCAGAAAATATATTGTAACTAATGATTTCAAGAATATCTAGGCTTGATGGTTGGCAATTTGCACCAAAAGTAACAGTATTTGTACTTGCATTTAACGAGTAGTCACCTGCATCTTTTGAAAGTCTTATGCCATTTAAAAAAACATCAACTTGATCACCAGAAAAAGTTAGAGCATTTCCATTGTCATCATTCCCAGATGCTGATGACATAGTTGAACCACCGGCAATTTGTTTATACCAACGATTTGTCGTTGCTGACAAATATTCTACACCACCAATTACAAGCTTATCATTGGCATTAAGAAAAACCGCCTTTTCTGCAGGGTAAGTTATGAAAACTTCTTTAGCAACAGATCCAGAAAAATTAACGGCATAGTTACTATTACTGCTTTCTAAAATCGTTGTTCTAGTTAATGTAGCTGAACCTTCTGCCCAAGTTCCTAAACCCACTTCAAAATCATCATTCGTGTCATCAACAATACAATAATAGGTTGTATCAGCATCAGCTAAAGCATTAGCAAAAGTTTGAAAACCACCAATTGTTGAAGTCATCACAACATTTGTTACTCCATTCGTAGTTGATAATTGTTTAACTCTATCCTTAAAAATTAATGCCAAAAAACTTTAATCCTTATTAGGTCAATGTCAGTGTCAATGATGATCCACTTATCTGCAAAATATCATTCGTATCTATAACTTTACTTGCTCCGAGTTGAGCGTATGCGATTAAATTTCCGGAGGTTTGTGCGTCGAAAATTCCTGCAAATGTCACAGTCCCCCATGATCCAGTGGCTGTGGGAAACGTAATTGTCCCAGAGTTAGTACCGGCATTTCCGGTTACAGAAAAACTAACTGATTGCCTTGCATAACCGCTACCAGAAAGTTCAGTTCCTGATGCACTATCACTAGGCTGATTTCCACTTGCGTAAAGTCCGACATACCAATTAGTCGGTCTGGTAACTGAATCAGTAGTTAGCAAAAATTTCAACAATAATGTTTCAAATGTATCAGTCAGCGCGTCGCTCATCTTCTAAAAACTCCTTATTCTCAGTTGTAAATTACTCGCGGAGTGCCTTGTAGAATCTGACTCTCCTCGTATTGCGTTTATTGAATTTTGATAAGCAGACCCCCAAACTGCTAATCTTTCATCCTCTCCGATATAAGGCGAGGCTTGTAATAAAGACCCATATAAGTATGCGTCTGGAGACATTGCTAATAACCAATTACTCGTATTGGCATCACTAAGAGCCGGAATACGTTGATAGTACAAAATTTCTCCGGTAAAATTTGCACTGGGAGTTGGATGTACTTCTATTAAATCACCTACGTGTGAATAATATTCCGGTACACCGGTTGCGTTATCATTATCATCTCTGTATTTAGCAATCTCTTCCGGAGATGTTTGCTTTAATAATGTTAAAGATGCGTTATTTAAATGAAACCTAACAGTCTGCA